TTGCCGCAGCAACTGGTGCTGAGTAAGCAACGAAGATCCAAGGACGCATACCTAGCCGGTAGCTAAGTTCCCATTCGCGTCCCATGTAAGAGTAGATACCGATGAGAAAGTGGAAGACAACAAGTTGGAATGGGCCTCCGTTATAGAGCCACTCGTCCAATGAAGCCGCTTCCCAGATTGGGTAAAAATGCAAACCGATTGCATTTGAAGACGGGACAACTGCTCCCGATATAATGTTATTTCCGTACAGGAGCGATCCTGCAACTGGTTCACGAATGCCATCAATGTCTACAGGTGGTGCGCCAACAAAGGCGATAATAAAACAAATGGTTGCTGCAAGCAGCGTAGGAATCATCAGGATCCCAAACCAACCGACATATAGACGGTTGTTAGTAGAGGTAACCCAATTACAAAAGGCTTCCCAGTTATTTAGTTTTTGTGGTCTTGAAAGTACGGCGGTCATTTAAATAATAGTTCATGGTTGGGTAAGTAAGATTAAGTAAGACCAGTTTTAAGCCTTGGCTGGCTAGAGCTATGGGAGGAATTGCACCCCCCTTATTCTATTTAGCTATTAAAAATTATATTTAAACCCAACCTTTGTGCCATAACCGTTGGCATCCTCACCAGTAATAACTGAAACTTCACCATAGAGAGATACATCTGTTTCAGCCAGTTTTGTGGAACCACCTGCTTTACCAGACAGTTCAACAGTGCTGTCACTACCACCATCAGGGGAGACGATCGAAGGACCACCTTGAATGTACCAATTAGCACCTTCGTAACCAACGTGATTGTCGATTGTCGTCCCGCTATAATCAATACCAGACCAACCAGAGTTGGCTTCGACGTTCAAGTAGGGTCCAGCTTGTGCCGCACTAGCAGCAGAGATCAAGAGACCAGTAATAATAATAGATTTCATGTGTGTAGTTTACTTTTTCTTTTTAGCAGTTTTAGCAGATCGTTTGAAGTTAGCAGTAGTGGGAGCTCCAGGGCTACCAGGTTTCCGCATTTTTTCTCCAGAACCTTGTTTGATACGCATCCGCTTTGCGTGGATGTTAGCGTAGAGACCTTTTTTAGCCATAGTTAGCATTTCCATTTACGTAGTGCAAGAGCCTTACGAGTGGGTCGTCCCTTGCTATCTTTCATTGGTCCTTTGACTCCACCCATACGGGCGCAGAAGGATTTCTTTCGTTTACCACCACCAGGTTGAGGGGCTTTGAGATTAGACCCAGTTGCTTTATTGTATTTAGCACGACCAGCTGCAGTCAAGCCACCGGTACGTGATTTGTGTTCACCAATTTTTAGGCTGACTGATGGCTTACTCTTAGCCATTATTTTTTAGCCCCTTTCTTGGGTGGACGGCCTTTCTTTGTACCGTACGTTCCTTTTCCTTGTGGCATTACCAGACTCCGGGGATAATTTGACCAGTGATTGCATAGGCACCAAGAGCTGCCATGACGCCAAGCATAGCCAGACGACCGTTCAGCTTCTCAGCGTTTTCGTTGTGTGTTTCGCGCACGTCAATAAGTTTGATAGGAGGTTCAATTGCGTAGATGTTTGTACGACCGCCGTCTTCATTAATAGTTGTCATTAGAATGATACATTAGAGCGTTCGAGCTTACGCATCACGTCCTGACGATAAGCCGGGTCGTTGTCGTAGCGTGGGTCAGACATGGCTTGTACAACCTCTGCCTGACTGCGGAAAGTACCTCCTGCACCAGGTGACTTACCTTGAACAAGTTCACCTTCTACACCATTAGCATCACGGTAACGATAAGACAAAGCTTGTACTGCCCAATAAGCGGCGGCAGGGTCACCTTTATCCATAATGGAATCATATGCTGCGATCTCTTGTTCAGTCAAGTTTTGACCTGCCCAACCAAGCATCTCATTATATTGATTCTCACCACCAACAGCATTCTTAAGACCGTTAGCGTACTCTTGGGTCATTTGGGATTGGGTATTGGACTCCGCTTTGTTACGGTACTCCAAATACATCTGAGCTAGTTTATTAGGATCTGCATCTGCAATTTGTTGCAGAGTCTCATCATCATATTTTTCTGATTTAGACTGCTCCCAAAGTTGATCCAACAGTGATTCAGTAGAAGACTCCTCTTCAGGCTCTTCTGATGATTGCTCTTCAGGTTGATCACCAAGTTTCTTTTGAAGTTCAAGGTAAGCAGCTTCAAGCTCTTCAGCGTTTTTATATTTACCAGCAAGACGCTGTTCCTGCTGTTCTTCCATTTGCTCACCTACTTGGAGAGAGTCTTGCTCATCAGCATTTAGCTCTCCAGTTGGTAATTCATCTGGAATCATTGACATTACTTCAGGCATATTTAACTAGGTGGTTGTGCTTGTTGTTGTGCTTGTTGCATTGCTTGCATCTCAGCTTGTGCTGCCTTTTGATCGACAGCTGCCATTTGAGGTGCTTGTTGTTGTGCCATCATTGCTTGTTGCTGCTCCATTGCTTGCTGTCGCTCACCTTGCAATTCTTGCATACTCTTCACAAGGTTAAGTACATCAATACCTTGAGAAGCAGCAAAACGTTTAATCACCTCATCTGTGTTGATGAACTGAGCAATAGTGTCAGGACCAAGAGTCTGAGCCAGAACAGTAAGGAACTGTGTCAAGCTATCACGATCTTGACCACGACCAAGTGCATTAATACCTGCAACAATGGTTGGTTTGACAATGTTCTTAGGAAGACGTGGAATGTCACCAGATTTCTGAGCCATGTCCAGCTTACGATTAAGGTAAGGAACAAGGAACTCAACAGTTAACAGGGAGAACAAACCACCCAGCTGCTGCTCTAGCTCCATCTGTGTCATACGAACCTCTTCTGCAGTTGTGCGTTCGCTCTGCCTCACATTGAGGATAAGGAATGCTTCACTGAGACGACGTTCCAGAACAGCAGTCATTTGATAAGCAGTGCCGAAGTCAGCAGTCTTACCAACCTGAATAACAGCCACGTCATCAGGTCGCCCTTGAATTATAGCACCGTTACCAGCGTTAGCAAGGGTAGCAGGCTTAGTGGTAGAACTGGGGTTTACCACAAATACTACCTTAGCAGCTGCTGCGCTCCCTTCAACCAGGGCTTGTGTCAGTGCTTCAAGTGACTTTAGGTCACCGATGAACTGACCTACCCTACCACGTCCATAGTTCTCACCGTCAACAGTGTTAAACCTGAGTGGGATCCAAGGGTTAGTAGCCTCTGGTGCTTTACCTTCTGTACCTTTTAGCTTATAATCAAATGCTTCTTGATGCCATACAAAACGATTATTCTCTCGTCTTACATGTGTATATACATCACATTCATCACTGTGATCCCCGTAGGTATCACTGACAGTTTGGTTTTGTAGATAATCTGCAGGAAGTTTATCTTCAATTAATTTTTTGTTAATACGTTCTTTAGTGACGATTTCAATCACGTTGCCGTTGCCATCACGATCGACAACAAAGCGATTCAAAGGGTAAACCTTAATACCCTTACGACCCATGAACACCAAAGCATTACCACCGACGACAAGATGCAGCAATGCTTGATGCACAGCTACACGATCATCAGTAGACGCAATAGATTCAAGGATGATTCGTTCTACTTTTGCAAAAGACAAATCAAGTTCTGATTTAATCTCTGGACCCATCTCTTGCCCCAACTGACTTTCGTCAAGCTGTAGTTTAAAGAAGCTGGTTTGAACGGGCAGTAGAGCTAACATCAACTTAGATGCTAGAGTAACTACACCTTTCGCACCAACGCTTTGGTAGGGGGTAAGTAGGTTCTTCATGCCGGAAGTATGTTCCTCATGACCACGAATCAAATAAGGGAGTGTCAGTTTAGATGCCTGTTCAGCTTCGTTTAAGAACTGGGAACGGTCACTGGATAAAACGTCATAGCGAGTTTTAGCTGACATTGTTTTAAATGTTCATTGATTTAATTTGTAGCTTAGGGCGGCTAAACTTATTTGCAGTACCAGGTCTAATAATCAGTGAATTACCAGGACCTAACACCTGAGCAGAGCGTTGTGGAGCAGCTTGTCGTGTCTGAGATTCTAAAGATTGCTGTTGCAGTCTACGTTGTGCCGTAGCAAACTGTTGAGATTGTTGCTGAACTTGCTGCTGGTTTTGCTGCTGCATTTGCTGCATCTGCTGTTCAAAAGTTTTCTGTAAATCTGCAATGCGATTTTGATATCCAAAATAATCTTGAGCACGAGCACCAAAGGAAACACCTTCCGATCGAGCCATATTTTGAATCTGCCCAATACTCATTCCAGCAAGTTGAGCCCTTTTAACAGCTTCAACCCCGCTAGCCATTGCATTTAAATCGCCGCCGTATGTGTTAATAAAATTAGACATAATTTAATTTCCAACATTGAGCGAAGAGATACGCATACCACGCCGACCAAAGGCGCCAGATACACCACGTCGAGCAATTTGCATGGGGGTACCTGCAGAACTTTCAGCCATCTTAACACCAGCAACTTCAGGGCGTTGTTGCTGTGCAACCGATGCCTGCTGCATCTGTTGTTGCAACGCTTCCATACGCTTGTCCTGAGATTGCTGCATCTGCTGAAATTGCTGCGCTTGGTTTTGTATACTTTGTGAAAACATTTTCTGCATTGCTTCAATTTGAGAAGCAAACATATTTTCAATATCTGGCCCTTTCTTCTGCTCAAAATAATCTTGAGCACGAGGACCAAAGGAGAAACCTTGATCAGCTCCCATCTGTTGAATGTCACGGATGGTTAGACCTGCAGCTTCAGCCCTTTTTACAGCTGCTAAGCCAGTTGCAGGGGTATTTTGATTACCACCATAGACATTAATAAATTCACTACCACCAGTGTCCAACGGAGTTGGTGTGAATGGAGTTGGTGTGAATGGTGTCTTAGTCTCAGCTACCGTATCCACCTCTGATTTAGTGGTTTCAACATTTGCTGCAGCCTCTTCCTCCCTTGCTTTATTCGTTAGGTAAAGAGCCTCTTTTAGTTGAAACTCCCTAGCTCCCGCTGGGTTTCTGCTTCTAAGTCGGCTATTATTCCATTTGTTTTTTTCTCTCTGATACTCAGCATCATCTTTGTAAATCTTTAGTTCTGATGAGTATTTTGACATTAGTTCTCCTCCATATACTCGATGACCCACTCAACGACACTACGCTGACCAGATCTGTACATAATTTTTTCCATTGAATCTTCTGGTGTAGGGTTAGTGGGCGGAAAAGATTCTTCTAACTTAACAAGCATGGCATTTACTGTCATACCTCTAACATCTAGAAGATTAAGGTCAGGCATATTGGGGGAGGTTAACATTGCTGTGCTCAAAGAAGGCAGGCATTCTAGCTGATTTAGTGAAGGAAAGTTCAGGAGCTTTACCCTGATACATTAAGTTATCGCTAGATTTCAGCCAAAATTTTTTATCCAAATTCTTATAGGTAGTATTAACACCTAATGGTTGCATCACCCAATTAATTGTAGCGAGTCGCAGCTTATCAAGACTAGGTGAAATATCCAATCCTAGCTCTCTACATACAAGTGAATTAGCGGCGACATGGATTTGCTCATCTCGGCTAATATCTGCACTTACAGTTCGCATTGCAGCTGTACCATTAGCGCGAAAGAATGGTAGAAGAACGAAGAAAATTGAACGCTCGGCAACCATCGCTTTCGTGATCGTGTGATCAGGATGCGCGACCCAAGCATCTCGTAACCGTAACGCTTCGGACTCAGCTTTCTCGTCCACGCCGTCAGCATTTGCGATGTAACCAAGAGCCACGTCGTGGTTCTCTTCGTCTTTGACATTGGATAGGAGTAATTCCCGTGCCAAGTCTGGAACTTCATTAGCCAGGGCATCAGTTATAAAATCTCCCACAGGTAGTTCCATGTGTCGCAAAGCAAGTGCACGGTGGATTGCTTCCTCCGCACCTTCTTTGCATGTACCAGCAGCTGTCTGTACTGGTGTCCATTTGCGCTTCCGCGCCATCAGTTTTTCGTAAGGGTTCATTCTGCACAATCACATTGAGGTTCAGGGGTGTCATCAAGTAGGCTGTTCAGATAATCATTTACGTCGTCTTCTTCGAGAGCAGCATACGCACTTGACTTATCTTGAACGTCACCCATAACTTGGAGACTATAATAAAGAGAAGTCTGGGGCGATTTAAGCCACTCCTGGATAAACCCTTCATCATACGTAATCATATCTGACCACGAGTTGAAGCTGTAACCATGTAGAAGTCCAGTCTTGTTAAGTAGAGTCATGATGCCATCGGCAACACGTTTGTAGGCTTCCCAGCCCACCTTAGAGGCGATCTCTACGTCACCATAGTTGTAAGTTTGTACTCCGAAAGTACCGCTGTCGCGATCGACTGTCTGTGAGATAGGTGGAGCGATTTCTGGTGTGCAAGTATAGCCATCCAGATCCACGCTTCGATAACTGCAACTGGCGGTTGGTGCGATAGCAAAGGCTCGAACCATGTTGTTACTGCGAGCAACGGCGGATGCTTGCTCAATTCCATTGTTAATTTGGCTGACCAATTCATAAGCTGCAGATCGTACTGATTCTCCGTTGTTAAAATGCTCTAATGCACGACCGAATTGATCATACGTTACTCCGTATCGACGAAGTAGGTTAGCGAGTCCGAGCATCCCGAGCCCCACTTGTCTGTCAGTTTCGCTTGGGAGATACTCTCCGCTTTCGCCAATACCTGTTTTACCATGGAGTTCGCACAACTGGGACATACCTTCAAGGAAAGCACGAGGGATGTCGTCGAATTCACAGGCACCGAGAGATACATGTTGGAGTAAACAGGTACCTCGTGAGGGCAGGTAAACCTCAAGGCAGACATTTCCTCGGATGCGTTTTCCTTCATTATCATATTTTACTTTGTTTAGCCAGATGTCACCTGATTTGATACCAAAGAGGAGTTCATCTTTGAAAGTACAGTCCTCCCACCATTCATCTGTGATGTTGATGCACCGCTTGACCCACGGTAGTTCGGATCTAGGAGTGCGAATAAAGTCATGAGCATCAGGGTGGGATAAATCGAGGTGACACACAATCGCACCATTACGATAAGTACCACCCCTCCTCAGTATCTCATTTAAGGTTGAGTAGATTTTTGCAAAGGAAACTGGCCCACTCGCAATGAGCTTGTCATTTCCTTTAACCGATTCAGTTCCTTTGGGTCGCAATTTCGACAGGTGAATCGCGCATCCCGCTCCATTTCGTAGAGCATGGCTGGCAAATCTCCAGCTTGATTCAATTCCATTTGGTCCCTCCATTGAGTCTTCAACGGTGAATACCGTGCACGATACCGGAAGTCTGGACGTTGGATTATCCAACCAAGATTGGACACGTCCCGTGCGGGAAATATAAGATGTGGTCATGGTTTGATAAGATCGTTCAAAATAGGAGGCTCATAATTTGGTCCTTTCAAGACCTTACCATCTCTACGTCGGATAGGTAAACCGTCCAAGCCTAGCTTAGACATGTTGCTTTTGTGGACGCGATTTAGCGCCTCCTCTAAATCCCATTCCATATTCTCAGCATATTGAAAACAAACATAGACAAGATCTGCAAGTTCTTTTAGTTCATTTTCGTATGGTTCTTTGTGAACCGCGCTGTTAAATTCTTTAAATTCTTCATCGATCAAAGCCAGTTGCATAGTCCGGTTCTCCGAACTGTTCTGGATCCCATAAGCTGAACGGAATTGAATTGCTTGATCGCTCAGACTGTTCGACTTGCAGTGTTGTATGTTTGAGTTCATTTTCAAGGTAGTGGATAGCCTTTTTAAGATCTTTCTCTTTCGATTCAGAAGACTTGTAACCGGCTCTGCAAATATATTTAACAGCATTGCCTAAGTGATAGTTGAGTTGTTGGTCTCGAATAAAATCCCAGACTTCTATAACTCCTCGTGTGTAGTGGGTGGGTGAATCGGCCATTTTTTGACTAAGTTGCTGACGGTATTGGATAGGACAAAGTTTTGTTTTTGTAATGCAAGGAAGACAGTAATAATGTCATCCTTCTCTGCATCAGGTAGAAGATCATTCAACCTTCTTATTTTTAGATCCTGCTCAAGCGTCAACTCGATAATCGGCGGAGGGGGTCCAAAGGATTGGTTGTTGCTTGTCGAAGTCATAATCATCGGCTGTAAGGATCTTTGCTAGTCTTGCATTTTCAAGTGCGATGTCTTCCGAAAGATCTTTGTCTGCAAATGCTTCAACAACAGTCTTCCAAGAATAACCTTTCTCTTCAAAGAGTGTGACCGCACGTTTAATTCCAATACCAGGTACGCCACCATAGCCGTCAGTTTGGTCTCCTGCTAACGTTTGTATAAGGTGCCACCTCTTACCTTCTACCTCTTCCACATTCATGAATTCTGACATGTTAAAGAGGTTACCAGGTATTTGACGCATGTCCTTGTCTGGTGAGCAGATAACACTACCTGGATTTTGTGTAGCGTAGATACCTAAGGCATCGTCAGCCTCAAGTGTAGGCATGATAACAACCTTATACTCAGTCTTGAGTCGGTTGATCACACGTTTATAACCACAAGGTTTCTTGCGATTGCGATGCCCTTTGTATGAGGGCTGGATTGATTTACGAAAGTTTACACTGTCGCTGAAAAACAGAATTAGTTCAGGTACATCCCAAAGAAAGTTGTTAATGATTTTAAGTAGGTCACGCTTAACGTTAGCATACGCTTCACTAAATTTACTTGTAACAAGAATTACATCATCGCCCCAATCTATTTCTGTCTCGGCTCCGGCACAGCTTTTGTAGACCACATAATCGGCGTCTACAAGCATCTTCACTTGCCTTGTCCTCGATAAGCTTTCTTACCACGTTTAGGTACGGAGTTACGTCCATGACCTTGGCGTGTTTTCTTTGCGACTGATTTAATCTCAGTCTTACTTTTCTTGCTGTACATTAGTGGGTCTCGCTCCAGTTGTTTCCGTGTGTTGCTTCCGCGTCGAGTCGGATACGCATGTTGTAGTATTCTCCAGCTGCTGTAGCACTATATACCAGGGATGTACATAAATCTTTGATGTGCTCTGTGGCACACTCGAATTGTAACTCGTCATGAATAAATCCTAGTTGCGATGCACATATCTGTGCTTCTCGCATTGTTTCTTGGTTAATGACCATCCACCTTTTCGCAATCACACCGGCTCCTGACTGGAGGCAGTAATTCAACGCTTTGTGAGGTGAATCAACCGCAATTTTTCTACCATCGATAGACTTGATGAACCCTTTTTCTGAAGCTTTTCTGATAGCTGCAAGTAATTCCCCAAGTCCCTCAACCGCGTCAACATATGCTGCACGGATTTCTTTGCCCTTCTTTTTAGCTGCATTGGTAGATAGTTGTGTGTCGTAACTGTGTCCAATTTTTTCGTCACCCGCACCGTACAAAAATGCGTACGTTACGGTCTTTACTTGTCGCCTTGAGATACCAATTTTGTCTGCGTTGATTTGGTGGATGTCATCCTCAAGTAGTAGTCTCGCGTATCTTCCTCCATCATACCTTGCAAGATAATGAGCGAGCATACGAAGCTCGATACCACTAAGATCGGCACCAACCATGGAGAGACCAGGGCTCGGTATAAAAAGTCGTCTAAATCTTTCATCTGATGGGACTTGCCCAAGGTTTGGATTTCGGTGGGCACATCTGTGGGTGTTAGTAGCAACTGAACAATGATGATGTATCCGTTTAACACTCGTACTCAACTTGAGCCAAGCGTTCGCGCCTTCGCTGATCATTCCAAGCATCTTCGTTATCGTCAAAATCCGCAGGAATGCAAGGGCTGTCGGACTCCCGATCTCCTTCAGTATCGGCTCGTCGATGATAGGTTTCCCAGTAGGTGTCTTCTGGGTGGGATTCCAGCCATGAAATGTTTGCAGGATCCATGCTATATGATCTCTTGATGTAGGATTTAGTTCTTTAAGGCGTGTGAGTGGAGCATCTTTGACATAGCCTTGGGTTCGATTATCTCGTTTAGGAGTAAACAACGATCCTGCAACGTAAGGATGCCTGTCACGTAGTAATTGATAAGTTTGTTCAAGCTCTTGTCGGAGAGTTGATGCAAGTTCCCATGCAGCGCGTTCATCAAAATACCATCCATGTAGTTCTTGTCTGGTGAGGATTTCTGCAACTTCATGTTCTAGCGTGACCCATTCAGGTATGGCTGGAAGTGTTTCCATAGTTTGGTGGTAACGTGAACGTCTTGTATGCAATAATTTTCCATTTCTTGGGACCAGTCCGCCCAATCAGAAGTGGAACCAAAGTCACCTTTCTGTTCATCTAATCTGTAGCCGTAAGATTCTAGTGAGTGTTTGCCGTATAACTTGAGAGGCATACCATCCCAAGTACGTTGTTTATCTAAGTTGATCATGTCCGGATGGTAGAGTCTGCTAAGTAGTAAAGTATCAACCACGTAAGCAGGCTTACCAAACCAAGGGTAAAGTTTGCGAATAACAGGTAAGTCGTAACCAATAATGTTGTGACCAATAACCCTGTCCGAATCCTGTAGTCTTTGCAAGCCTCTTGATATCGGCTCACTAGATCCAGTGTCATTGTACGCAATCGTCTCGTCGGTCGAGAGATCATGGATAGCAAGGCAGTGGATGGTACTAACATCATAAAGTAATCCGTTTGTTTCTATGTCAAAGACTAGGCTCACTTCCCAATCCATTTGAATGTCCTATCTTTAAACTTAGCACGTTCGATAGCTTCGGCGGTAGGTGGGTTAGGGCGTTTGAGTTCAGAAGTCTGTGGCGGCGTTGAACTCTTGTTCTGGTTGAGTTTCATAGAATTTACAGGTAGATAAATCATAGTTTAATCGACAAGCAACGCCTGTTTCCCCAGAGTAGCGATTTTTGAGAATTCTAACAGTTGTATCAGAGTGTTTAGATCCACCCTGCTGATCTCTTTCGAGGCCAATAACTGCATCGCTAAGTTGAGCGATTGCCGCACTTCCTCTAAGTTGTCCGAGTGTAACACGTGCACCTTCTTCATGATTTTGATCTGATGATGTGCGCTTAAGATGCGACACAAGAAATAAAGCGATGCCTGTGCGTTCAACTAATGAACGTAGGCGAGTCATAGTAGTGTCTATCATCCTCCGCTCGTCTCCATCTAATCCACTGAGTAGGATAGATAGGTGATCGAGAAAGATAACCTTGGTATCCAAACCTGCAGCAAGATATTCAATACGATTGTAGATAATATCAGGATCAAAAGATCCAAACCCATCAAA